AGAATGACACGAGCGTGCCCCAATTGCTCACGATGAAATACACGGCCAAGCCAAACGGCCCGGTAAGAATCGCGAGCAGCAACGGCCAATTGGACTGTAACCAATTCCACACGTCAAGCGCAGCGCCCTTGATGGCGCCGAAAACGTCGCCCGCAATTTTGCCCACGAAACTCAGCACCGCACCGAAATTAAAGAAGATGGCAATAACGGCAATCACGATGGCAATGAGCGCGGCAATGGCAATGATGATGAGCGTGATGCCGCTGGCGGCCTCCAGCGCGTCAACCACGGCCAGCGCGGCGGCCCATGCGTAGGCCCACGTGGTGGCCAAAATCTCTTGCTCTTTGAAAAATTGCACCGCGGCGCCCGCGATGTTGATAACCGCACCGAGGCCCACGGCCGCCGCGCCAGCGGCCGTAATCGCCGGGCCATACTTTTGCCCGATAACGGCCACCTGGTCCTCAAATTTCGCTTTAATCGCGTCCATGTGGCCGCCAAACGTGCTTGACGCGGCCGAGGCTTGCCCGCTCAGCTTTTTGGCCAACGCGTCAATGGCGGCTGTGTGGTCGGTGGTTTTAGAGGTGGCGCCACCCGTTTGCACGCCAAACTCTTTGAGGAGTCGCGCGTTGCCGTTGTAGGCCTTGCCAAGCTGGCCCGCGGCGCCGGTCAAGCTCTCGTGTTTGGCGGCGGCCAAATCCGCCGCGGTACTGAGCAGGCCGAGCGCTTTAGTCGGGTCGCCCGTGGCTTGCGTCAAGATGCGTAACGCGTCTTGTGACTCATCGGCCGTATGGCCGAAATTCTCTTGGTGCTTGATAGCCGCGTCTATCTTGTCCGCGTAATCGTCATAACTCTTGCCGGTGGCCTCCACGGCCGCTTGTAATTGCGCATGCGCCGCAGCGTCCTTTGACCCGGCCTGCTGTAAAGCCAGCCCCACGCCAGCCGCCGCGCCACCAACACCCATGAGGATTGGGCCAATTGATTTGGCGTGGCCCGCCACCGAGCTGATGGTGCCGTCAAGCGTGGAGAGCGCAGCGCCAAACGGCCCGAGCACGCCGCTTTGGTTGAGCGTGCCGAGCATGCCGCTAAAGGCACCGTGGATTTTGCTTGCCGCGCTCGTGCCTTTAGTTGCCGATTGGTCAAAGGATTTGCCGAGGCCGGTCACGTCCCCGAGCACGCGCACCATGACGCTCGGGCCGGGCATTAGCGCGTCCTCGCGGCCTTACGGCTTTGAGCCTCCATGGCGGCTGCCTCGGCCCGCATGAGCCGCAGCATGGCGTCAAAGTCCACATCGCTGAGCGCGTCAACCTGCGCGGGTGTCATGCGCCAATAGCGGCAGAACCTAGCCCTGGCATCGGCAATTTGCCGTTCGTAGGGTTTACGTCCTCTACCTCTACCTCCACGTCATACGCGTGCGCCCACAGCGAGGTTGCGTCACGGTCGGGAAAATCGCGCAGCAAGGCGCGAAAGGCCACGATGCGGAACGGTTGGCTCTGCGCCAGCGCGGCAAAGCCGATGCCCTCTATCTGGTCCAGCTGGTCAAGCACCCGCTGGCTCGGCAACCGTGAGCTAAAGGCCGTTGACACGGTGATGAGCAAGGGCAACGGCTCGGTGGCATCGGGCTGTGGCTCGTGTGGCTGTGGCGTGGTGTCAGTCATGGACGGCCTCCGCGTTGTTGGTTTCGTTGCTCCAGCCAAATGCGTCAAGGGCGCGCTGCGTGCCCTCTGAATACAGCGTGCCCACCGTTTGCGCTAGTTGCTTGGCCGCGGGAAAGAGGTAGCGCCCATCGGGCAAAAACTCACGGCCTGCGGGCCAACCACCGAACTCAACCGGCCCGGCATAACGGATGGCGGCCCGGCCCATGCGCACCGCGGCACCCGTGCGTGAGGCCGTGACGCGCACGTCACCGGCCAGCGTGCCCGTGTCACGTGGTAGCACCTCAAGCACCGCGGCCATCACTGGCGTGGCGGCCTTGCGCCCGGCCTCGCTCAATGCCTTGTTGAGCGGCCCCGCGTCGCCCGTAAGGCGCGTGACGTCACGGCGCAGCGCTCGCATGCCGACAACGGCAACGGTGGGCACCTGCGCCATCTCTACCGCCGAGGCAGGCCGAGCGTGCCAAAGAGAGCGCACACGGCCAGCACGCCCACCTCCACAAGCAAGATAACTATTTGCGTGGTGGTCATGGTGCCTTGCCCGCCACCCATGCCGAGCCGCTCCAATGCGCCGCGAGCAGGTCGGCCGTAATGACGTATTGACCCGTGGTCCACGCGCTGGCGGGCGTGGCCGTAAGGCCGGTGAGCGCGCCCGCATTGGCGGGCACGGTGGCGCCCGAGGGCGTGAAATAGCCCGGCACGCCCGCGGTGGCGCCCACGGCTGGCACCACGCCGCGGTCAACGCTCGGCTCGGCCGTGCAATTCCAATCGATTTGCACGTCAGAGGCCACCGCGGCGTCACCAACAATCAACGGGAATGGCTGCGGCACAGCGAGGCCAGAGATAACCGGGTTAGAGCTGCTCGCCGGTCGGCCCGCATACGGCCGGGCCTTGAATGCCGCGGGCGTGCCGTTGCTCTCATACGCGGTGCGGGCGGCCTCCAGCGTGTCATACACGGCACCGGGGTCAAACGATTGGCCAAACGTGATGCGGAGGTGCCATTTGGTGGCGCCGGTCACGTCCACCTCGCTGCAGAGCGTGGTTTGGGTGACTTGCTTTACCTCGGGCGCCACCTCAAGGTGCTTGACAAAGCAGCGGAGGTTTTGGCCGGTCAGCTCAAAGTAACCGTCATTGAGCACCAATAACGTGCCGGGCACCTCGGGCGGGTCGCCCGCGGCTTGCGTGCCGGGCGCGTCGAGCAGCTCGGTGCCGCCATTTTTTGTGGGCATGTGCGTTTCCTTTCCTTACGTTTCGACTGTGAGCACGACGTCAGCACCGAGCAGGTCGGCGCCAGCCACACGCATGGCCCGCCAATTGGCCTCGCGTGTCACGGTGCACGAGCGCACGGCACCGTTGAGCGAGGTGGCCGGGCCGATGGTTTGGCGTACAAAGGTGATGAGCGCGTCAACCACATCCTCACCCGTGAGAAATGGCCCGATACACACCACGGGCAGCGTGGCCGTGTCAACGGCAAACGCGCCCACGCCATAAAGCACCTCTATTGGGCGGCCCACCACGATGGCGGGCGTGTTGAGCGTTTCGGGCGGTGACGCAAAAACGCTGGCGTTATCCTCCGGCCCTTGTGCCGCTTTGAGCACGTCGGCCAGCGCGGCGGCCACAAGCGAGCGGCTCCAACTCATCCGAAAACCACCGGGCCTAAGAGGCTGTAAAGGAACTCCACCGTGGGGTCTTTGGCCGCCACACGCACGATGCCCGTATCTCCCCACCCAACGGTACCGTCGAGAGAATCGCGGCGCCGATAGATGACCGCGGCGTGAATCATGGCGGCCTCGTGCGCGGCCTCGGGCACAAGCATTGTTTCGGTGGGCGGGTAGAGATTATTTGTACGGCCCACGCCATACTCAATGGCAGCGGCCAACGCCGACCCGATGAGCAAATCGTCATCGTCATTAGGTTGCATGCGCAATTCACGCCGCACCTCGGCCAGCGTTGGCCATGCTGCCATGAGTGCCCCCCGGCTCTACTTGCCCGTACCGCCGTTGCCGCCGTTGGCGCGCTTGGCGCCACCGTTGCCACCGTTGGCGGCCTCGGCTTGCACCTCGTCACCATCGCCCTCGTCAGCACCCCACGGTGTGGGCGTGATTGGCACAAAGCCGGTCGGTGCCGTTATCGGCACAAGGCCGGTGCCCGCCAGCGCGCCATACGCCAGATAGCCGCCATAGGCCACGGTCACGCCCAAAATGGACGGCTCAACCACGCTGAGCAAGCCGATTACCTCCTCGTAAGCCTCGTAACTCTGCGAATTGCCAATGACAATTTGGCCGCTGGCAAACGTCGGCACCACGATGCGCGGCAACCCGAGCACGTCACCGCGGAAACCCGCCAAAGACGAGCCGCCCAC